CTACTTTTGTTCCGGGACCAGCTTGTGCATTGCCCCTGCGGCCATCTGTTTGCGGCGCGCTTTCTTGGTGTAGGTCGTCGTCTGGTTCTTCGTTGTCCAGCCGAAAATTGCCATCAGTTCTTCGTCCGTCGCGCCGTTCTCGGCAGCGATCGTGGCGCCGGCTTTGCGCAACCCATGAGTGGTGCAGTGGAACAATCCGGCCTGGTCGCACCAGTCCCGCATCTTGTTTCCTAGACCGTTCGTGGTGAATGGTTTGCCGAACTCGGTGACGAGGAACGTCAGGTTTCCGGTCGGGCATTCGTCGATCGTCTTTTGCAGTTCCGGCAGCACCGGAATGTCGACGATTACGCCGCTCGACTTGCGCGTCTTCTCCGGCCGGATGGTCAATTGGCCATTGCGAATGTGCTGGAGGCCGACGATGGAGAGACTATCGAGGCGCAGGCCGGTGTAGAGCGCCAGGTGCAGCATGAGGCGCGCCTTCGTGCCGGCGCCGTGTTTGGCCTCGTACTGGCGCACCTCGTCGACCGTCCAAGTGTGGAAGCCGTCGCCGGAGTGTAAGAGTTTGATCTTCGCGGCTGGGTTCATCTGCGCGAGGTCGCTTTCGACGGCCCAGGCGAACAATGCAGAGATGGCTTTCTTCACATCGTTGCGCGAACCCGGTTTGTTTCTGACGGCGTCGCGGATCTCGACGACATGGCGCTTGCGCATGTCAGCATAGGGTAGATCGCCACAACGAGCTGTGCCAAATTTGTAATCGCAAACCTCCTCCAAGATGGTCGCGCGACGCGCCATGACGCCGGCGCTGATCGTTGCGCGGCGCTTGTACTCCGCATAGAGCCAATCGACAGTTCCTTCGGCGGGATCTCGTTTCAGCGTCACACCGGCAGGCGGCGGCTCTGTGCCTTCGGGCACGTAGGGTATTCCGAGGCGGGCGCAAGCAACTTCCTTGTCGAAAGCATCGGTCCCGGGTGTCTCTTTGAGGCGGACCTTCTTCCGGCCCGGCGCGCGAAAGTAGTAGCGGGCCTCTCTGGTGCGCCAGTCGCGGTCGAGGCTCACGCCCTTCGGCAGTTTGTCATCAAGCCTTTTTGGCATTGTCGAAAGCGTTCCCTTGTGGTCGCAGCTCGTCGGGGTCTCGGCTCATCCCTGCCTTGTGTGGTAGCGCGCGGAAGCTCGCCCAAAGCTCGTCGACATCCCATATGTTTCGCCCGCCGAGCACCCTCGGTTGTGGCATGGTGCCAACTTCAACGGCGCTGTCAAACAGAGACACGCTGATGCTCAATAGCAGGGCGGCCTGCTCGCGCGTAACGCCAAAGGGCGGAAGGCCTAGAGGAAGCAGGGCCGAGCGGCGAGCGCGCGTGTCGACGGCCGTCATTTCTCGGCTCATTGGATGATCTCCTCGCATTCGAGCGGCGGTCCGCCGTTGTGGCCGATCATGCCGGCGCGTGCACGGTCGCGGCGCTTCTGGTTTTCCTTGTGAGTCACCAGCTCCGTATGCTCGGGGTCCGGATTGACGCAAAGGCGGTTGCGGCATTTGTGGTCCAGCTGCTTCTTGCCGGGAATGTAGCCGTGCTCATTGGTCCACATGACTAGGTGCACGGCGACCGTCTGGCTGCCGAGCGACATACGCGGATAGTTCTTGCCACGGCCTTTGCTGCCGGAGGTCGGTCCCTGCCAGATCCAGCAGCCGGTTACGGGGTCGATAACGACCCTCGCCATGATCCTTTCGCGGATCGCCTCGCGGCGGCTCATCATCATCCGTGCCGCCTCCAAGCGTCGAAGGCATTGACCAGGCTGCGCCAGCGGGCTGCAGCGTCCTGGTTGCTGTCCAGCTCGCGGCGCGAAGAAATATTAAGGATGGAGCGGACCTTCGTCGCAGCTCGTTCCTGTGTCAGGGGGCGCTGGAGGCCGTGGCGCTCCTCAAGGAATTTGAGGAAGGCCGGCTCGCTGCACTTCATGGCGCATTCGGTGGCGTACTGCTTGGACTTCTGCTCGCGGGCGGCAAGTTTCTCCCGCAGGTCGCGGATCTCGCGAAACGCGTGCTGCAGAAGGAAGTCCATTGCGCGCATGTAGGTCGGCGCATGCGTCATGATCCGGCGATCGTCGTAACCGCAGGCCGGCAGGAGGTAGGCGATTGGCTCGACCTCTCCGGTCAATACGTCCTTGGCGCAGATCTCGGCGCGACCGCTCTCTACCTCGAAGGATTCACACCACTCCTCGCTGGCAAGGCCGAGCAGCTGACGCGCGTCCAAGTATGTCTCTTTGGCGAAGTCGAGGTTCATGGCTTCGCCTCGCCGGCGTGGTTGGCGATGAACAGCAGGACATCGGCATGGCAAGGCTCGCCGGGCTTGCACCAGCAGGCGAGGTTTTTGCCTTGCAGGTCGTGCCGGATCTCTTCGCAGGTCGGCGGCGCGCCGAGTTCCGGTAGTTCGCCGCCGATCCATGCCTCGAAGCATTTTGCGGCATGCTGCTGCCATGTGCCCTCGATCGGCGGTCGGCCGAGTTCCGCATAGATCGCCTGCAGCTCGTCGAAGTCCTGCTTGATGACCGGATTGCCGTACTTCGACGGCCGCGCGACGTTTACCGCCAGAAGTCCGTTATTGGCCTTGCTGGTCTGCTGCAGGCTGAAGCCCTTGGCGCGTGAAAGCTGGAGCCGGATGGGCTTCATCGCGTGCTCCTCTTCGCGGATACTGCCCGGTAGCGAGCCTCAGCCTCACCCTTCAGGCGCAGCCCCGTTGCGCAGGTGCAGTAACCTTGCCATTCGCCATCGTCAGAGCCACGGACTTCGCCGTGGTCGTAGCAGCCGTAGCAAAAGTCATCATCTTCCTCGTCGCGGAAATCGAATGACTCCATCTCCTCAAGTTCGCGGGCGGCCTCCTCGTTCACTCGCTTGATGCATGCGCCGCAAACACGGTAGATGCGGCCGCACATGCCTTCTTCGTAATCTTTGGCGTCTCGGAGATCCTCGGCGTGGCCTTTGCACCACTCACACCGCCCTTTGCGATGTTCCTGTGCCTCGTCGGAGCAAAGATGTGCGCGGTAATCGTCAACGCATTCCTGACACATGTCATGCAGCTCGCACCCAAAGGAGTCGGTTTCGCCCTGGACGCGTGCGATGGCTGGACGATCCGGATGATCATCGCACATCATGCCGTCCGGCACGGTGTGCGATGCACCCGGTAGGCTGGAGATCGGGCCGGTGACCTCAGTCATTGGCGTTCTCTCTGATAACCTTGGCCTTGCGAATAGCGCCGGGCGAGACGTTGCGGCGTTCCGCTGCGATATCGCGTGCGGCCTTGGCGTCGGCGGCGTCGATGTCGATCGGCGCGATTTCGGCGTCGTGAAAGTGGATGCGGAAGGGGTGAAGGTTAGGCACTGGCACCTCCCTCTGCCTCAAGCATGGCCTGCCACCGCTTGAAGCCGTCGAACTTGCGGCGTTCGCGTTCGCTTTCGCCCTTGAACGGTTCGTCCAGAACATCGAAAAGCCAGCGCAGCGCCGCCTTGAGGTCGGCTGCCTCGTCGAAAAGGTGCGTCCGGTTGAGTTTGAGCGTGACGGGTTCGGCTTCGTGGAAGCCTTGAATGAGGCAACGTGCCAAAGCCTGAGAAAGCTCTGCGCATTCCTCGGCGCACTTGCCAAGCGCCTGGTGCAGAACGACGTCCGTTTCCGGTTTCCAGAGGGTGATGCTCACGCGGCTACCCTCCAGTCTGCGTCCTTGTGTTCGGCCTCGATCGCTTTCACATGCATCGAGATCCGGGGCAGGGTGACGTGCATCACCGCATAGGCGTTGCGATCGAAGTAGCGAACGGTATGGACGATGCGGCGATCGTCAGGCGAGGCGGCACGCTTCTGTGCATCAATCCAGCGAGGAAGACGCAGGCGCAGATAGCGCTCCATGGAGGGAAGCGGCACTGCGAAGCGCAGCGCCATGTCGCGTGCGGTGACGCCGCTTTCCCATAGGCGGTGCACGATCGGTTCGGCGGGGATGGCGCCGTCGAGGGGGTAATGGCCCATCAGACGCGAGCCTCCGATGCAAACTGCCATTCCTTCTTGACTGCCGTGTTGCCGGCGAGGAATGCCGACATCGCCAAGGCGGCCGTCATGGCAAGGGTGACGCAGAGAAGCCGAAAGCGGCTGTAGCCGGTGTCAAGGCGTGCCTTGTTGTAGCCGGTGAAGTGCTCATTCATGATCAGAGACTCCGATTGAGGTCAGCGAAGGGAACACCTTCGATGTCGGCCCGAAGAGGCCGACGCCGAAAGCGTTCGGCCTCAAGCGGCGCGTCGAACGGGGACACGGGTGCGGATGCTGCTCGACGAGCTGGCGAGTGCCATTTCGCGAGCGGCGTCGCCGTACTTCAGGATCTCTTCACGGGTGAAGCCGCGCAGCATGAGGTCGCGTTCGGTGCATCCGTCTCCGGTCAAGCGCATGGCGTCGGCCATGGAGTGGGTGATCTGTTCCGGGGTGTTGCCGAGCTGGTTTTGCATTTGGATGTCTCCATAGGGTGGCTGGAACCTCCCTGGCTGCGCGGAGACGTTAAGTCCGACTACCGCGCCGCCCGTTGCAGGAGGCGCGTACATATTTGACAAATAGGCAAACTACCGTCAACCAAAATTTGCCAGATAGGCAAATTACGATTTGTAACCTTGCCAACTGGGCAACAAAAAACCCGGCACATGGCCGGGTTTTAAAGGGGTTGGTGTTGGCAAGGTTAGCGCATCGCTAACATTCTGCGGCTCAAGTTCGTCCTGGCTGACGCCGAGAGTTTGGTCCACTGGCCGCTTCTGATTACGGACTGGATAGCCGCCAGCCATACGATCTCGACGCCTCTGATTGGCGGTGCGTTGTGGCTTTCGAGGTCATAAGTGTTAGGCGTTGGCCCGCGCAAGACCCTCTTGAGGTAGCGCTTTCCAGCGCTGGTCTTTACAGCGGCCTCCCAGCCAATCACGTCTTCGATGTTAGTGCCCTGCTTCCAGCAAATGATGATGTCGCCCGGATCGTAGCGCGGCCACATAGATTCCCCAGTAACTTCAAAAGCCAATGCGTCATCGGGAAGGGGGAAAGGGGTCTCGATTTCGTAAAGACCCTCTGGTGGGACTTGTTCATCCTCAGGCAAAATCTCCGCTCCCGCTCCAATTCGACCCATGACGGCAACTACGCGCCGCTCTTCTTCTTTTGTGGCTGCGGCCAAGAGGTCGCGTGCGTCCACATCCAGCGCATGTGCGAAGAGATTCAAGTTGCGAACCGATAGGTTCCTTCCGCCGCTCTCAAGGCGAGAGACGTAAGAAACCGACAAGTTTGTCGCTTCAGCAAGCTGCTCGATGGTCATGTCGCGCTCTTCGCGCAGCTCACGTATGCGGTTTGGTGCAGGTGCTTTGTCCATATGGCAAACCTCGACCGCCTATGAAATTTGCGCCAGAGCCAAATAGGCAAAGTCGCCGTTGACAAAAATTTGCCTATTTGGCAATAATCCGCGCCATGAACGCACTTCAGTCCTTCCTCGACCAGAAAAGAGAGCGCCTGTCCGCGTTCGCTGTTCGCATCGGCCGGTCTCCGAGCACGCTTTCGCGCGCCCTAGCTGGGGAACGAAACCCCAGTGTCGACTTGGCCCTTGATGTTGAGGCCGGGACGGAAGGCGCTGTCTCTGCGTCGGAGTTCCTTTCGATTTGTCTCAATGTGCGTAAGGCGGCCGAATGACGATGTTCCCCAAGCAAGGCACGAAAAACGCGGGCTTCCTCCCTCCCGTGCGCCTTGCCGCCTGGCAGGGGCGCGCCACTGACCTGCGCGTCCCTGCCTCTTTTTTTCCGGCCGCCTATCCATGTGGTCCCCCGTGATCTGACGGACTGAATTTCGCACTTCGAGACCTTTCCCAAAACGGGAAAACCCGACCGGATTTCCCGGCGCGGGAACGCTTTTTTCTTGTCTGGAGACAGCCATGTCCGACGCCTTCCTCTACCGCGTGAAAGCTGCGCAACGTGACTTGATCGAACGTTGCGGCGGGATCGAGCGCGCAGTCGTAATCACCGGTTTTTCCAAGAGCCACGTTGGCCGCTGGAACAACCCGAACGACCCTGACCTGATGCCGATCGGCGCCGTTCGCGCGCTGGAGCAGGACTGTGGTCAACCGCTAATCACGGCCGTGATGGCGGAAGCCAGCGGCCGCCGGCTGACAGACCCGGAAGCCGAACGGCAATCCGAGGTCAACGTTCTTGCCGCACATGCCGAGGTGATGCGCCTTTCCGGCGAGCTGGCGAATTGCGTCGCGGTCGCGATCTCCGACGGGCACTTTTCGCCGACCGAAGCGGCCAGCGTCGACCGTGTCGCGGCCTCTCTGGAAAAGGCGATGTCCGAGCTGCGCGCGATGGCAGCCGTCGTCAAGGCGCAGGGCGGCATGTCCGCATCGCTGCGGCTCGTGAGGGACTGATGCCCTCTCTTCCCCGCCAGATCCTGATCGAGCGCGTACTGCAGCTTTGGCACGACGGCCAGCACGACACGTACGCCATCGCCGACCTGCTCGACATCGACGAGCGCGAGGTTTGCGAAATCATCCAACAATCGGAAAGGCGGGCGCTGTGACCGAAGGGATTGGCGATCTCCCGAAGAACATGGGCGAGAAGGCGGAACGACTCCTATCGGCGGCGCTCGCCGCCGGCGTGCTGGTCGTCGCGACTGACCGGGACATGAAGACCTGCCGGAACCTCAATGGCCGGGGCCTTCTGAGCCGCAATCCTAAGGACGCGTACATCTGGTACCCGACCGACAAGGCATACGACCTATCGGGCGTGGACCGGCCCGCCGATATGGAGCTTGTGAACCATAGCGGCGCAGCCGTCGCCATTCACGCGGCCGACATCGTGCCGATCGGCATCGACGGAGGCGGCGTCGACGTTTTGACGATCTCGCCACCTTGTGTGGGTTTCGCGGTGCCCGCGTCACGGGCCACGCCGGATGCGGGATCGTCGGACCTGGTCGACTCGATCAAGGCGGCTCGCGCGCTCTTGAGCGCCGGCGACGTGCGGGCGGCGCTGCTGCTTTCGACTGGTGCCTATGAGCAGGCCAAGGCGGCGGTGAACTATGCCGAGAAGGTCAAGGCCTCGCGTGAGCTGATCGAGAAGGCGCGCCTTATGCAGGCGGAGGCGCTGAAGATCGAAAGCATGTGCTTCATCGCCATGGCTGACACGATCGACGAGGCACAGCAGAGCGGACGGATCGCCCGAAAGGGGCGGCCGAAAAATGTTTCCGGCGAAAACATTTTCACAATGGAAGAGGTCGGCATCGACCGGGTGCAGCTGCACCAAGCGCGCAAGCTCCGCGATGTGGTGCGCGAGCAACCTGATTTCGTCGAGCGCGTAATCGCGGCGCGGCTGGAGGCCGGGCTTGATCCGAGCCGGCGCAGCCTGTCGCATGCGATCGGCACGCGCTCGGCGCCATCGGATGAGAAGGGCGACCAGCTCTATCAGACGCCGATCGAGGCCATGCGCACACTACTGGCCCTCGAAAGCTTCTCGACGACGGTGAAAGAGCCGGCCGTCGGCAAGGGCGCGATCATGCGCCCGCTCGAAGATGCCGGTTACGAGGTGATGATCGCGGATCTGGTCGACCGTGGCGTTGCCACGCGGCACGGCGAGCCGCAGCAGGTGGGTGACTTCCTGCTTTCGATCGCAGGCGGCTCTGTCGGCGTCGATGTCGTCACCAATCCGCCCTATGCGGAGCTGGCGAACTCTTTCCCGGCTCATGCGCTGCGCGAGCACAAGCCGCGCAAGATGGCATTGCTGCTCAACTGGAATTTCGCGGCCGGGTTCGACGACCCGAACCGCGTCTTCGTCATGGACGAAAACCCGCCCTCGCGCGTGTACCTCTTCACCCGTCGCCTGCCGATGATGCACCGTGACGGATGGGACGGGCCGGAAGCGTCGAGCCAGATGAACACGGCGTGGTTTGTTTGGGAGCGGAACGAAGACGGCAGCTATGGCGATGGCTTCCCGCGCATCATCCGCGTGGACTGGAAGGCCTACGAGAACACCGCGCCGTTGTTACCGGGGGCAGGCGGCAACGTCGCGCCCATGACCTTCAGACCGCAGCCCGACGAGTTCGCCCGCGAGACGCCGCGCAAAACCATGGGCGAACGGCTCGACGAGGAGCGGGCGCGTGCCCTCGTCTGGATGCTGGAGCACGGCGAATTCGACGACGTGACGCTGCGGCGCGGGATCGGGGTGCGTCCGACAGTCTCGGAAGCGCTGATAGCCAGCCTTTCTGACGATGGTCTGATCGAGTCGCGCGACGGGGTGACCTGGGCGCTTTCTGATGCCGGGACATTGGCGCTGCAGGCGACCGCCGGTGCCCTGTTGCTGGAGGCGGGCACACAATGACGGCGCCGCTTCCCATTGTCGAAGAACTGCTCGACGCGCCCGACGATGCCGCTCGGGCTCGCTGGATCCTCAATGCGCCGCTGGACGTGCTGCTGCGCGACCAGATGGCGATCCGCGCCGCGCTCCAGCGGGCCGGATTTCAGCCGGGCCTCACGTGCCTTGCAACCGAAATCGCCGCGCTCTGCGGCACCCGCTGCGATGACGGCGGCCATCCCATCACTTTGCGGGTCTCGCGCGAGTACGCGCGCCTGCAGCTCGTCGAAATCGCAGGCAAGAGGCCCAATTGATGATGGACACGTCTGCAAACTATCGCGTTCTGGTCGCCTGCGAGTTCTCCGGTACCGTTCGAAACGCATTCAGCGCGCGGGGCTACGACGCGTGGTCCTGCGACCTGCTGCCGTGCGAGGATGGCAGCAACCGCCATATCGTCGGCGATGCCCGCGATTTCCTGGATGACGGGTGGGATCTGCTGATCGTTGCGCATCCTCCTTGCACACGGCTCTGCAATAGCGGCGTGCGCTGGTTGACCAAACCGCCGCGAGGCAAAACGCTTGAACAGATGTGGGCGGAGCTGGATGAGGGCGCAGCGCTCTTTTCCGACTTCTGGAACGCCCCGATTGCTCGGATAGCGATCGAGAACCCCGTCATGCATCGGCACGCAAAGGCGCGCATTCGCAACTACGAGGAATTCGCGCAGAGCGTCCAGCCTTGGCAATTCGGCCATCCTGAGGTCAAGCGCACATGCCTTTGGCTCAAGAACCTGCCGCCATTGGAGCCCACAAACATCGTCGACGGGCGTGAGGCTCGCGTGCATCGCATGCCGCCGGGGCCGGATCGCTGGCGTGAGCGCTCTCGCTTTTTCACCGGCATCGCCGAGGCGATGGCCGACCAGTGGCCGGATGTGATCACCGGCGGCCAGTGCGGCGGCAAGGCGGCTGCCGCATGAACTGGTCGGATCAAGGTTACAGGGTCGTTCTGATGTGCGGCCGCGTCGATGTCGGCGCGATCTATCCGCCGGCGCGGCGGGCTAGGGTTTGGCGTTGGCGTGTCTGGGTGACGGAAAGCGGGCACTCCGCGGCCGGCTCGGCGCCTAACCGTGGCGCTGCGGTCGCGCAAGTTGAAGGCCGCTTCCGGCAGTTCCTCAGGGCCGCCGAGTTGGTGTCCGAAGGTGGTGACGCATGACGGCACCTGTTTGCACTGAGGCACTCTCGATCAATCTCGTGCGGCGGCACTCCTCGTCGACCGTCGCACCTATCAGCAGAATGACAATGGAATTGGAGGCGGCGGAGTGAGCACGGCTCGACTATCAATCATACCCGGCTGGCTGGTCACGGACCAGCGGCTCAAGGGGCGGGATTTGCAGGTTCTGTGCGTTCTCGGGCGGCATACCAGCAGCAAGCACGGATGGTGCCGGCGCAGCCAGGTCAAGATGTCTGAGGAGATGGGCTGCGCTCGCTCCACGGTGCAGGCCTCGCTCGATCGCCTCGTCGTGATCGGAGCTGTTGAGCGGCGCGTGGTTGCCAGCGACAGCGGCCGCGACAGCGCACACTGGTACCGAGTTATCTACGATCGAGAGACGCCGGAAGCTGCGTTCCAATCATGGGACAATGACGGCGATGTTTCCGACGAGGAATTCGCTCCTATTTCCGTCGACGACAACGGCGCCCCCCCCTGCCGATATACCGGCACCCCTGCCGATATATCGGCACCCCCTGCCGGCCCAGAGTCGGCACCCCCTGCCGGTCCTGGATCGGCACCTATTAACGACTCTTGTTTAAAGGCTTCTGCTGAACCTTCTGAGAGAGCGCGCGCGAGCGATGATGAGAAGGTTGAAAGCCGGCAGTCGATCGAGCGGGGTTTCAAGCGCTGGTTCCCGACGTGGCCGACCAATCTCGACGATAGCGAAGCGGAAGCCCGCAAGGCTTGGTACCGGCTGACGCCTGCCGAGCGCAAGGAAGCTATCGAACTCACGCCGGCCTATCTCCGGGCACGTGCGCCGCTCGGCCGGACGAAAACCGTCGCCGCAGGCAAGTATCTGCACGAAAAGCGCTGGCAGCGGCTTGGCGGCGTGGCGGCCGCTGCAGTCAACCCGCCAAGCGTGCACAAGCCTTTCAGCAAGGCGTGGCAGGCGTTGGCGATAAGCCGCCTGCTTGAGCCCGATGCACCCATGCCGGCGATGACGCCCTTCCTCCAGCAGACGGTGAAGGCTGGCGGTCCCATGGCCGATCGCGTTCGCCGTGAACATCGCCAGCGGTGGGCTTGGCCAAAGGTGAGCGAGATGTACGCGGCGGCAGAGCAGTTTCGCGGACAGGTCATCGACGGCGCCATCGTCGAGGCGGGCGAGGGGTTCAAGAGCTACCACGTCGATTCCGCCGAGGTGCAGGCCTTTCGGCAGCTCTATGAACGCATGGACTGGCCATGGCCGCGCATGGGCGACGCGAAGTGGATCTGCTTCCCGGTGGTCGAGGCCGGCGACAGCGTCGAAGCGGCAATCGAGACGTTCAAGGCAACCATCAGCGAAGGGCAGGGTGACCATGATGCAGCATAGGGGAGTGAAGGGTCAGCCGATCGCAACCGCATCGAGAGACGGTTTTAGGGACCGGATGCGGCGAATCACAGCAATGAGTTTGAAGGCAGCAACAATGAAAGTGACCGAAATGAACCCCGATAGCGCCCGCTGGTACTGCCTCCATGTGAAAAAGGGCAGAGAGTTTGATGTGGAAAACGCGCTGATGGTTGCCAGTGTCGAGGCCTATATGCCGCGCGAAAAGAGCAGTTACATACGACGGGGCAAGAAAATCGACGTGGTGCAGCCTGCCGTTCCCGGTTACCTGTTGGTGCGATTGGTGCCGTCTCCTGAGGCGTTTCTTGGCTTGCGCCATCAGAATCATGTGATCGATTTCGTTGGCGGAGCGGGCGGATATCACGTTGTTCATGATGTCCACGTCGCTGTTTTTAAAGCGTTATTCCGAGATGGCGAGGCGCCGCGTATTGCTACCGATAAGACGATCGGGCAGGGTACCGAAGCGGATATCGTGTTTGGCCCGTTTACCGGATTCCGATGCGTCGTAATTGCCGTGAAGTACTGCCGTGAAGCTCGGGCCAGCGTTCGTATCGACGTGCAAGGCAAGCCATTCGATATCGAGAGAATGCCTCTTGCGCATCTGAAGAAGGTGTGAGAGTCATTTTGCAACGGACGAGCCGGATGACGTTACCCTCCGATCCCCTAGACCAGATGTAGGGCAGAGCAGGCGAAAGCCTCAGGGAACAAACGCACTGGCCCCACGCCCTCACAGCCTCCGAAGCGAGGCACCGAGTCAGGGCAAGTGCTACTGCTATGACCAGATGATAGGCGGCCGAAAGGTCGCCTTTTTCGTTTAAAGGTTATGAGCTTCTCGCTGGTCTTCGCCCGATGATCGACGCCCACATCAAATTCGATCTGTCGGGCTTTGATCGGTCCTTGCGCGATATCGAGCGCAAGCAGTTGCCATACGCGATCATGCTCACGTTGAACGAGACGGCGAAGGGCGGGCGGCTCGAGGTGCAACGCGAGATGGATCGCATGTTCGACCGGCCGACACCCTATGCCAAGCGCGGCGTCGTCTATGACAGGGCAACCAGACAGAAACTGCAGGCCGCAGTCGTCGTGACGGGCGATCGAACCAAGGGCGGGTTGCCAGCAACCGCGTTCCTTGGGCCGCAGATCGAAGGCGGTATGCGCACGCACAAGGCTTTCGAGCGGCAGCTGATCGACCGAAACCTGATGAAGCGCAACGAGGTGGCAGTTCCTGCCAAGCGTGCGCCTCTCGATCGATACGGCAACATGACGCAAGGATTTCTCAACCGGGTCATGGCCGACTTGCAGATCGACTACCGCGGCGCTGGTGCTACCCGCGTCCGCTCAGACACGTCGGTCAAGCGGAACAAGAACTACAAGAACGCACGCTTCTTCGCTGCCAAGCGTCCGGGTCATCTGTACCCCGGGGTTTGGCAGCGCGATCCGACGACACAAGCGATCTTCCCGGTCATCCTGTTCGTGTCGCAATCATCGTACCGCGTTCGGCTAAAGCTGCGCGAAGTCGTCGAAAGCTATGTGACCGCAAACATACACGATCACTTCGCCGCAGCCTTCGGGCGGGCGGTCCGGACGGCCCGCTAAAGTCAGGCAAGCAGGTTAACGTTATCGAGGGATATCTTCACGCCCATCTTTATCAGATTGCCACCCTAGGTTATCTAAGGGACGTCTAATTGGAGCCTCCCTGTGTCGTTTAGTATGCTTTGGTCTTGGGTACCCGAGTTTGATGGCCAAACGCTGTTCTCTCTCGTTATTGGTCTGATTGTTTCCGCGGCAACGTTTTGGTGGGGCTACAAGAACACGATTGGCGCGAAAGACGAGCGGGTGCGTGCAGCTAATTTTGAACTCGCGGCAGCCGTCCAGAAGCGAATCGCCATCGAGCGCGAAGCGCTAACTGCACTCCAGTTTGAGGCTATCCGCCGCACAAAGGCTTACCGGGCTGCTGTTCCAGAACGGCGTCTTTGGCCGTTCGGGCATATACTCGACATCGTTTTGACCGATATTTTCGAGAACAGTTTTATCGATAAGCCGGGAAAACAAGAAATTATCCAAGTGCTGGAAAAAAGTAGAACCTACGAGCTGGAGGCAAAAGCGAAGGAGGGAGCCGATGCAAGCCCAGATTACTCCTCGGCTGTGGTTAGTGTTCTGGCAGTGGTCTCGACCGCAGTCGGTGCCATCGGTTACCTTCTAACCGATAAGCTCGGACCGCTTCTGAAGGGGATTGAGAACGGGTCTTCCCGGGCCTCCGAAACTCTGCCTTTTGGAATTGCATCGCTGATCGCGGCGGCAACAGTTATTATCATCTTCAAGTTCGTGATTGATATCTACACCCACCGTAAGAAGGCGACCGAAAAATCCCGTGCGGATGCCAAGGACGACGAAACTTACTGATCAAGCACTCGAATAGTAGCGGCTGGAGTCAAAGCGAGGCGAAAACGTCTCGCTGTCAGATAATGTTGGCCTCACCGCTCACTAGCGGCCACGCAGATTTCGATGGGTCCTTCCTGGGAAAATCCCGCCTGCGGGTATTTGGCACCGCGGTGGTTGCCTAGTCTGAGCGACTTTTTGAAGCCTAAAGTCAGAGCCTAAACTAAAGAGCTTGGCTAAAGTCGAAAGCTAAAATGAGCCTGTCCGCTGACACGATGACGAAGGGTGCCTTCGCCGCACACATCGGCGTGAGCGCTGGCCGGATCTCGCAGTACATCGCCGAAGGCAAGATCTACGGCGATGCACTTGAAGGCGAAGGTAGGGCGGCGAAGATCAGGCCAACCATTGCCCAGTCGCAGCTGCAGAAAACGCTTGAGCCTTCCCAGCGCTTTGGTGCCAACGGGCAGGCATCGTTGAACATGCCGACCCGCCAGCCAGCGCTGAACCTCGGTGGCCGCGCGGCGCGACCGGCCTCGGTGCCGGTCCCCTCCGATCCAGACGAGCCGGACCTGATTGTCAGGGACGACGTTGCCGACAAGTTGGCAGGCGAGCGTCTCAGGCAGCAGCAGATCAAGACAGCCCAGCTGGAGCGTGAGGAAGCGCTTGAAATTGGGCGGTACATGCTTGCCGACGATGCCAGGCGTCAGACGGTCAAAGCCGTCACTGAGGCCTTCAAGGTGATGGAACTTGGTATTCCCGCCATGGCGAAGGCGATGGCTGCGCAGTTCGATGTTCCGATGCACGACGTCATGCATGCGTTGCTCAAGTCGTTCCGCGAAACACGGGCAAAGGCTGCGAAGGACTTTGCCAGCACCGCTGCGGAGCAGGCTGAACACGTCGAGGACCATCAGCCGTGACGATGTTGTTCAATCCGGAGCGGATGATCTATTCGGTCCTGGCCGAGATCTGCGAGCCCCCACCTTCAGTCGACTATCTCGACTGGGCTAAGCGGAACATCGTGTTCTCGGAGCGCATCACGGATCATCCGGGGCCGTACAACGAAGACCTGGTCCCATTCTTCTCGGAGATCCTTCGCGCGCTGTCGCCCGAGGACCCTTGCAATATCGTCAGTCTGGCAAAGTCGGCGCAGATCGGCGGTACCATCTGCGCCAACATCTTCACGCTCGGCTCGCTCGATATGGCTCCCGGCGATTTCCTCTACGTCCACCCGACAGAGGAGAACGCGGGGCGTTGGTCGAAGACGAAGCTGATGCCGCTGGTCCGCGAGATGCCGGCCGTTGCCAAACTGTTCTCGCAGAACAGCCGTGATGCCAGCAACTCGGTGCTCTACAAGGAGCGCATCGACGGACGCGGCGCCATCCAGGCGGCCGGCGCCAACTCGCCGGCAGGCCTGTCGATGATCTCGCCGCGAAAGCAGGTCCAGGACGACCTTGCCAAGTGGCAGATGAACGAGGCGGGCGACCCGGAAGTCCAGGCGGACAGCCGCAGCAAGGCCTTCTTCAATGCCAAGGTCTTCAAGATCTCGACGCCGATGGTCGAGCCGGGATGCAAGATCACGGCGAACTATCGCGAAGGGACGCAGGAGAGCTATCACGTTCCTTGTCCGCACTGCAGCGAGTTGCAGGAGCTGCGTTGGGAAAACATGCGGGATCACATCGATCCCGAGCATCCGGAAAACGCGCACTTCGTTTGCATCGGTTGCGGTTGCGAGATCCACGAGCATCACCGCGAATGGATGGTGCGGCCGGAAAACGGCGCGAAGTGGGTCGCCAAGTATCCCGAACGGGCGCGCCGACATCGGTCGTTCCGGATATGGATGGCGTACTCGCCTTTCGAACGCTGGGAGAATCTGGCGCGCGAATGGCTCTCGCTTCAGGCCGGTGGACCGGAGAAGCGGGACAATGGCTCCGGAGCCGAGCAGACCTTCTTCAACGACTGGCTCGGTCTTGCCTATGAGGCCGACAACAAGGCGGTTGATTGGGAAGTTCTACGCGACCGCGGCGAGGAGCAAGGTTTCCGCCGCGGCGTTATTCCGGCGGAAGCCCTGGCGTTGGTGCTCGGTCTCGACGTTCAGGGCGACCGTGTCGAGTGGCTCCTCGTCGGTTATGGACGCAACCGCTATCGCGCCGTCATCGACCACGGCGTAATCGACAACCGCGCCGGCAGTCACCTACCGGGGTTCAAAGAACACTCGGGGCACATTTCCGAACCAGAGGTGCGGGCAGCTCTGGACAAATTGTTGCAGCGCCAATGGCTTGATGAGCTTGGTCGCAAGCGCGTCGCCGATCGTCTGGCGATCGACGGTAACGCCTATACCGACGACGTGTGGAACTGGGTTCGCAAGCACCCGAAATCTCGCGTCATCATGGTTCGCGGTGGCAACACCGAAGCCGCGCCGCCGATCGTGCAGACGAAAGAGTACGACAAGCGCGGCAAGCCGAAAAAGCAGAAGTGGTCGTCGCGCTTCTTCACGTTCAATGCCTCGGCCTTCAAGCTGCGGCTGTATCGCGACTATAAGAAAAGCGATCCGGAACGGGCAGGCTACATCCGCTTTGCAAGAGGGTTTGGTGACGACTTCTACCAGCAGGCGACCTCGGAGGCGCGCGTGCCG